GCCATTCAAGAAAGATGTCAATTGTTTTTTGATTTATTTTTTTAGAAAGGCGTCGATTCATTAAACACCTCCTCAACTCTTGGCGCAACTTCTACGTGAGTTAGGTACGTCGGCCCACTAGAATATTTAAAAACTCTAAGCCCTGTACCATTGTTAGCATCTTTGTAGCATTCAAACTTATAAGCACAGTAATTACAGTTGCGGTGTATTTTCATATTACCTTTCTTGCCTTCTGGCACAGACTCATAGCACCGTGGTGGAGGCGTAGCCAACTTCAAGGCTTTCTTTACAGTTTGTATTTGTTGGTTGATAGCAGGCTTGTCAAGCTCTTCTGGGCGATAAAGACATAGCTCCCCACTCTCTTTATTAATAACAAGGAAGCCGCCCTCAGAAGACTTCTCAGCCTCCTCATAGCCTGCAAGCTGTGACATATATCCGAAAGGATCGTCTTCGGCTAGGCGACCCTCACGGAATTTATTAAATGCAAACTTAGATGCAGTCTTTACATCAACCACTTCACCATCAATCTTACAATCAATGTGGCCTTTAATACCTTTGACTGTAATTTCTTTTTGCTCGTCAGTGACATTGTGTCCTGCGGCACGAACAAGCATCAAAAGAATTTCTTCTAGGATGTGACCGTAAAGAAACTTTATCTGTAAAGATGGGTGAGGTGTTGTGCTTTCTGTTGGTATATTCTGCTCATACCAAAGCTGTCTGGCAGGCCGACCAACATTAGACATACGCAGAGAAAACTCTGAGTTTCTTTCTGATGGTCTAGCCCAAGCCAGAAGGGAATCTTTGATACGTGATGCGGTCATGTCCAGATCTTCATCTGATAAATTAAATGCTTTCCCTTCAAATAACTTATCAAGCTGTCCATATATGTCGTCAACTAATGTGTCAAGTTTCATTTCCTATGCCTTACGAATCGACACTTACGTGTCTTTGAATTGTAGTGGAGGTACTGCACACCAAGTTCTTTTTGAAGTGGAGTCTTTGCAGAGAGCCTACCGTCTTTATAAGACTTCACATCTATCAAAGTGACATCACCCTCTGGGGTTAGGGCAACAATGTCCACTGGCCCTGTACACCCACAGTTCTTGAACACATGATAGCCGTTGTCCCACAACCATGTGATGGCGTAATGTTCTGCTAAATCACCGATCCTATTTGGTTCGTGCTGTATCTTCATTGGCTTTATCCTTATTATTTTTTAATTCAAATAACCATTGTTGACCTTGCCGTTCTGCATCGACAAAAATAGCAATGGTAATAAAAAACATCGCTAGTAAGATTAGGTGTGCATAAACACTTCCACCAAAGTAATACCAGCTTCCAGCCCATAAAGCAAACGTAGCACTCCACGCCACAGACAAATAAAACATTAAGAAGAATCTAGTGGTGGGGTCAGGTATATGTCGCAATGGATTTATCTTATGGTCAAAGATATAGTTGTACCAATCATACAACCACAGGCCAAACTTTTTCATTTTTCAAATCCTCTATATTTTTTAATTCTTTTATTGGTAGGTTGTAGCAGTCTGCACTTACCGTCCAGCCATTGCTTGGGTCTGTTTCACCCTTCTTTAAAAAAACTGCCCTATCAAAATACTCTTCTTTTGGAAGATATCCCAATATCCAACCCTCCCCCATGTTATTTAATATGCGCGTAAACACATAAAAATTACAGGCTTGTTTTGTATTAAACGCGGCGATAGAGCATTCGTAGTTTGGTCTTGGGGGCGTATTAACCCTTTTTGTTTTAACGTCAATAGTAAAGGACTGTAATCTCAAATCGTAATCATAGGTGTTTTCTATTGTAGCTCCTAAAAAATTAGAGACTATTATCTCGCCAAGAAACCCGTGAGTGCTTCCCTTCCCAGATGTGATAGAATTATTTATTATTCCCATAGCATCTGCTTTTTCTTTTGCAATGTCTATAATATCCTGAGATATATTAGTGTGTTTCACTCCAGTTATCTCCTATCTTGTATTCACCATCAAGAGGACAAAATAATTCTAGTCCGACACCTGCTTGCCTTATTGCATCAACCCCCAGTTGTCCTGTTGAATCAGCCACAGATTCTTTTACTTCTAACTGCCATTCGTCGTGGACGTTACAGACAAAGTGTGCGTCTAATGTATTGAGCCTGATTAGCTGATTAAGGTTTACCATCGCTTGTTTCATGACGATGGCTCCTGCGCTTTGAAGCAGTGTGTTCAGTGCGGCGTGTTCAGAACGAACATATAACTTACGCCCATCTAATCCTTTGAGGAAGCCTTTTGAAGCCGCTCGTCCAACTGCGTCTTTAAGATGTTTAAATGCAGGGAGATTATCGAAGAAACGCTTTCTAAGTTTCGTACCATCACGCTTATTTCCTCCGACCACACTACCAAGTTTCTCATCTCCTGCTCCGTACAAGAGTGCATAGATAAATGTTTTCGCCTGATTTCTTGATTCAAGTCCTGCAAGCTTTTGGTTAGCTGAGTGTATGTCTCCGTGGAGTATTTCATTTTTGAAGTCCTCATCCTTCATATAGTGTGCAAGCATTCGTAACTCTAGACCGCTGGCATCAATACCTACTAGCTTATAGCCTTCTGGTACTGTCCAACAGGATCTACATTCTTTACCGTAAGGGGCAGAAAGATTTGGAACCTGTGCCATGTTAGGGCTGTTGTGTGTCATACGTCCTGTGATAGTACCATTAGGATTTACAAAGCCTCTCACACGATCATCTTCATGTGTTGCCTTCAACCAAGATTTAACCTGTGCAATACGCTTTTGAAGTAATAGATACTCAGCAATCAGGGTAGCTTCTGGAATATTTTTAATCTTACTGAGTGTTGACTCATCTACAATAGGCTGACCTGTAGGCGTAAATCTTTTAGGCTTCCAACCAAAGTCGATAAGGTACTCGCCTATTTGTTTGCGTGACCCCAAGTTGAAGGGTACTTCTTCAATGCGAATAGCTTTACGCTTAGTGGCTATGTCTTCATACTCTTCTTGCGTTAGCCTGCTTTTCTTTGGGGAGCCTTCTATCTGACCCATCTTAGAAAGCGCACCTGTCTTGGTGAAGTGTGGTAACAAGATGGTCTTTAGTTGCTTGGGCCTAAAAGATTTTTGAACCTCACGCTCTACTTCTTTTAAGCGGTCAGTCAATTCAGCCTCAAGTAAAGTTGCAGACCTGACATCAAGTAAAAAGCCACGTTCTCTTTGATCTGCAATAATCTTTAGTGCCTCATGTTCAAGAACAACAGACTGCCGACTAAAGCCACGAGACTCTGTTTTAAGATTGTTAAACATCTTAGCGTTGAGAACTGCATCATTCCTACAATAGTTCAACATTTCTGGAGAGTATTCTCCAAACTCTGTATGATCTATTTTCTGTAGGCCGATGCGATAACCCCAAGACTCTAGGCTATGACCACCCTCTCTTGTAGGATTAAAGAGGCGAGAGAGAACTAGAGTATCAACAATTGCTCGCCCTTCTGTTAGATCTACGTTGTGTATTTTCTTGATGGCAGGAAGATCATAGCCAATAATGTTATGGCCTATCAGCTTCTCAGCAGTCGTAAGAAACGCAAGGCCGTTGACAATCTCAGTAGGCCCAAAGGTTTTGGTTTCACCAGAGTCAGGATCGACTGCGGCAATACACCAAATTTTTGTAGGCTCTAAGCTGTCTGCCTCAATATCAAATACTATGCTCTTCATAACTCAAGCTCATCCTGTTCTTCTATTTCCATAGCGATCTCGCTGAGTCTACCACTGTCTTTGTCATAAAACAAATGGGTAGCCAAACCGACATCTCCTGTGTACCTAGACTTCAAGACCCTCACCTTTGTTGTGCTGGCTTCAATAGGATCTTCTGATTGCTGGTTACGTTCAAGAGAAATCACGCAGTCAGATAGCTGGGCGATACTCTGAGAGCCACGTAGATGATTGAGTCCTGTTTCAATACCATTTTCATGACCGCGATTACCATCAACTCTTCTGAGGTGTGACACAAGAATAAGACCTACTCCTGTCTCTTCTACCAGCGTTCTAAAGTTGTGCATAATAGCATCTATGTTGCGACGTTCATCACCGTCCGTAGTCATCGACAACAACATATGCAAGTGGTCAAAAACTATCCACTTACATTCAAGCCCCATAGCCATAAAGCGTAGTTTAGAAAATACACTATCAACATCATTCATCCCAAGGTGAGCATGAACAAATACACGGTTCTTATTTTCACCGTCGTACAGAACATTAAAGAAATTATCTATTTCTTCTTCACTGAACTCAACACGAACACTATCAATATGTAGTTTGGCATTAGCTTCAATAGAAAGAATACCATCTACAGTTCGACGCCAATCTTCTTCAAGAGCTATGACGCCTACCTTATCGTTGGTGTTGGTGATGAGCCAGTGTTCAAGCTCACGAGTAACACTAGACTTACCTAAGCCTGTGCCGCCTGTCAGTGTGATTAGTTCTCCTTGTCGTAAGCCATCAAGCTTTGCATTAAGACCGCTCCAAGGATAGGGGATAGACTCTTTACGCTCACGCTTCTTGTAGTTCTCACGCTCTTCACTGACGTTTAGAATCCC